GGTAAGGAAGATTGCCGCTGGCTGGAAACAGTTGAACGGAGCATCAAGATAGAGTTTTGGTACGACGGTATCGACAAGGTTAACACTTATAAGCCGCTAGGAACTCACATTAAGGAATAAGATGTATTTAACATGGAAAACAGATGTAGATAAAGAGTTCTATGCCATTGACATAGAGACAAACGGCCTTAAGCCAGATACAATCTGGTGCATGTGCTGGGAAAATATAAGAACAAAGGAGACCGGAGAATGCATCGGACATGAAGCTATCAGACAATTCTTTAAGGAGAGGCCTAGAGCTGTTTTCATTGGGCATAATTCTGTTAGCTTTGATATTGCGGTAATCAATCGCCTATTAGGGTGTGCAATCGGTATGTCCCGTCTGATCGATACCATGATTATGTCTACCGTCTACCTTCCATCCATCCCTGATGGGCATGGTTTGGAGGCGTGGGGTGTACGCATGGGCTATCCTAAGATCAAGTTCAACGATTGGTCTAAGCTGTCTCCTGAAATGGTGACATACTGCCATCAGGACGTTAAGATCACGGCGGAGTTGTTCCGTAGAATGGTGGACGTTCTGATTAAGATAGGTGTCAGTGAGCAATCGCTGTACATTCAGCACTACATCACCCCTGTTATCAACAGACAGAAACAGAATGGCTTCGAGTTTGATATCATGCAAGCTCGTGGGCTTTACAGCACTCTGCGTAAAATCGAGAACGATTATAAGGATAAAATTCATGTCGCATTCCCACCCGTCAGGACGTTTGTCAGACGAGCAAAGACTGTTACAAAGGCTGGCAACCCTACAGCGATTTATACAAGGGACCAAGAACGCTACGAAACCGTTCTCGTTGGAGGTTCTGAGTATGAAGCATACGATCATGTTGAGTTCAATATTGGGAGCCCTACTCAGCGAACTGAAAAGCTTGTCGAACTCGGGTGGGAGAACTGGCCAGATGAAGTAACAAAAACCGGTAAGCCGAAACCTTTTGAGAAAGGTAAGCTAGCACCATCCCTTGAGGCAATGCTTGAGGAGATGCCGAGCGAAGAGATTAGGTTGATTGCTAAATGGATGACCGTTAATGGTCGTGCAAATATGGTCAACACATGGATAGAGGCATACAATGAAGATACAGGAAAAATACACGGCAACTTGTTCGTTGCAGATACTCTACGGTTCAAACATTCGGCACCTAATACTGCCAATATTCCGGCTGTTAGGTCTAAGAAAGATGAGAGCGGTAAAGAGTTTATCCTTTACAAGGATGCCGGCGACTATACATATGAGGCTAGAGATTGTTGGAAGGCAAGAAAGGGAAGAGTTCTTGTCGGAACTGACGCGGCTGGCCTTGAATTACGGATGCTGGCTCACTATCTCAACAGACCAGATTTCACCAAGCAAGTCGTTGAGGGTGATCCACACCAATACAATGCCGATCTTGCAGAGGTTGAACGCCCTACGGCTAAAACTCTACTGTACGCTATTCAATACGGCGCTCAAGCTGGGAAGGTGGCCAAGATAATCAAACGCACCCTTGCAGAAGGTAAGGAGATGCGACAGAGGTTCCTAGATAGGCTAGGCCTCACTGAGATAATGGAGATTGCTCAACATGAACAACAAACCGGTCGTGTCTCTCTCGTGGATGGGAGCCAGCTTGTCTGTCCCTCCCCACATGCGGCACTCAACTACAAACTACAAGGTGGTGGTGCCAGAGTCATGGCTCTTGGAGCAATCATTTTGGAGCGCGATATACGACGTTATGGACTTGACAGTCTCAAGGTTGGAGACATACACGACGAATGGCAATACGACGTTGCTCCTGACGATGCACGGGAGCACGCGAGGCTCAGCATACTCGCAATCAGAGAGGCTGGCCGCGAACTTAATCTCAATGTACCACTCGATGCAAACGCGAAGGAAGGACTGACATGGGCACAGACACACTAAAAACCTATTGGTTAGAATATATGGATAAAAAGATTATCATAAAACACTTTAAGACCAAGGAAGAAGCTGATTGGTATTGTAAAAATGAAGGCGATCATTTGTGGGATTATGGGCCGGTGATTGAAAAGGATACACAATGAAATTTTCTCTGATTAGTGATATGCACCTAGATCACCCCCAGCCTAAAACTCCTTACGACCTATTAGAAGAGAACGTAGTTGTTGCAGGAGACACTGCTAACGGCCTTCTTGGTTTGAAGTTTCTAAATAAATTACGAAACAAGGGTTTCAATGTTTACGCCTGTGATGGCAACCATGAGCATTATTCTAATGTCGGTCAGGGTAGAGACTATATAGAGACTCTTGAACGGTTCCAAGAAGATTTCTCTCCTTTGGAAGATATTGAAGGAGTTCCTCTTGTTATCGTCAATGGTTGGTATCAGGTGTCTAACGAACATCTCTGGTATCGCTCTATGAATGATGGACGTTTTGCAGACTTGACGGCAGACAGGGTTAATCAGATAGCTATGAATGACGCCAAGATGGTTGAATATGCCCTTCAAAGATGGAAAGAAGGCAGTATCAAAGGGATTGTAACTACACATACTGCACCGTGTACTGAAACTCTTGACCCTCGTTACGAAGACGACCCTTCTAATGAGTGGTACTGGAACCCGTATATGCGACAACTGATTGAGATGTACCCAGACCAGATCGCTGTCTGGTGTCATGGACATACTCACGCTTTCGCAGATAAGCAAGTCAATGGAGTAAGAGTAGTCTGTAATCCTAGAGGCTATCCCGGAGAGAACCCTATGTGGAAACCTTTAACTGTTGACCTAAATGAAGTTAGTTGAAAATAGTTCTTGACTTTTCCTTAAAATCTGTTATAATACTCTTATAAGGTTGGAAGAAAGAGCGAGCCTTCACATTATACAGGACTCCTTAATAAATCATAACTCTCTAACCTTATATCATTAAGTAACTCAAAAAGAAAGTGAATTTAAGTAATGGCAAAAGCAACAAGCAGTGTAACCGAGTTTATCTCAGGCACCTTATATTGGGCCAAAATCTTTGGCGCACCTCGACCTAATTACGGTGGAGACGCTAATGAATGGACCTTTGAGTTGGTTCCGGATGAAGCCGGTATCGCTACCCTTGAGAAACACGGTCTAACCGATCGATTGAAAACTGACAAGAAAGACCCTGAACGCGGTAAGTATATCGTGTTGAAGAAGTCTGAGCTTAAGAAAGACGGAACCCCTAATACTCATATCAGAGTGTACAACGAAGCCAACGAAAAGTGGCCGGACGACACCATGATTGGTAATGGTAGCAGGGGCGACGTTAAAGTCAATATTGCTGACTATGGTGTAGGTAAATTCAAAGGCATCTACCCGTCAGCTATTCGAGTGACAGAGCTTGTCAAGTATGCTTCCTCTGAATTTGGTGCTATGGATGACGCCAGTGGTGGTTCTGCTAAGCCAGCGGCTAAGGTCGCAGCCAAGGACCGTGTAGCGGAGGATTTCGGTACAGACAATAGTGATGTAGCTAAAGAACTGGACGACGACGTTCCGTTCTAAGGGTTACTAGGGTAGCTCCCTAGGACCAGACGTAAGGGTCAGGTTCATCCTGACTCGCCGGGGATAGCGTCTCAAAAGAAACCCCACCAATTTAAACCGGGTCCGAGAGGATAAGCCGTGGGTCAAGTGGAGGCCGTTACCACCCGCCCAACCCACGTATTTTTATAGGAGACTAGATGCCCGACGATAAGAGTATATACCACGTCACAGCAAAAGTCGATCAAGTAGTAACCAGCCAAGTAGAGTTTATTGTTAACGCTTCCGATAAAGAAGAAGCAGAGCAAACGCTTAGAGCTTTGTTGGAAGACTTCCCGAAAAAAACGACAGTAGAAGGCGTTGACCGAGCTGTAGTCACAGAAGTCCATCATTGGATACCTCGTTCAATTGAGTTCCTTAAAATTAAGAAAGTGTACCAGAAATGACAACTGAGAAAACAATCGACACACTAGTTGACGACATTTACGCCCTGTTTAAAGACGGTGATCAAGCTATTGAATTTGGTGATCACTTCTTCCAGAACTTTGGTAAAGGCCTAGAGGATATCATGTCTCTTAGGTTCCAAGAGAAGAGAGACGATACACCTCGACTGCGTATGTCCAACATAGGCCGGCCAGACAGGCAGCTATGGTATGACATGCACCCAGACGGCAGTAAAGAACCTTTCCTTCCTTCTACTCTGATAAAGTTCGCTTATGGCGACATGATCGAAGAGTTTATCCTCATGTTGGCTAAGATGGCTGGACATGACGTAAAGATGGAGCAAGGTGAGGTAGGTGTTGATGGCATCAAAGGCCACATCGACTGTATGATCGACGGAGTGGTTGTTGATATCAAATCAGCCTCCACCTACTCGTTCAAGAAGTTTGAGTCTGGCGAACTGCTAGAGGGTAAAGCTAAAGACCCTTTCGGCTACGTAGCTCAAATGGCTGGATACGTTGAAGCACTTACTCCGGGCAAAGGTGGTGCATTTCTAGCTGTAGACAAGACACTTGGTAAGCTTACCCTGTTGAAAGTTCCTGCTGAAGTTTTGCAACCCTTTGATGTAAAAGCACGTATTGCTCACATCAAGGACGTAGTAGAGCAAGACGCAGCACCAGAGCGGTGCTACGAAGACGTACCTGACGGTAAAAGCGGCAACATGAAGCTTGATATAGGGTGCTCTTATTGCAGCCATAAATTCCGCTGCTGGCCTGAATTGAAGACTTACTACTACAGCAATGGTCCTCGCTATCTGACTAAAGTTGTGCGAGAGCCTAAAGTATCCGGCGAAGCGTATGACCCCAACCCTTTCGCAGCGATGGGTAACGGATGAAAACCTGTACAAAATGTAAAAAAGAGCAGCCTTTAACAGAGTTTCATAGGTCTGGTAAGTACCTCAAATCTTGGTGCCGGGCCTGTACCGCTAAGCAAACTAAAGAATGGCGTGCTAACAGAGAAGACACAAAGAATAGGTATTCTGTAAATAGGCAGTATCATCTACAAAAAAAGTACGGTATCACTACTAAACAGTACGATGACCTGCTTAAAAAACAGAACCACAGATGCTATATTTGTGAAAAACATGAAAAAGAGTTTAAAACGAAGCTTTCTGTAGATCATAACCATATTACAGGAGAGATACGTGGATTGCTGTGTAATTACTGCAATAGGCGGTTAGTAGGAAGACACAGAGACGGAGACCTCCTTAGAAAGATTGCAGACTACATAGAGCAAGGCACTGGGTTGTTCGTGCCTAAACAGCCTCGAAAACGAAAGAAAAAAAGATAATGACGGAAGTGCTACTAGGGTTAGGAATTATTACACTTATTGGCGCTGCTGTAACAGGCTTCGCCTACCTTTTTGTTAGAGCAATGGAGTGGTCTGTATTGCCAGACGACTGGTTTGAAGACGAAGAGGACTCAACCTACCTATAAGTGCTGCGGCCCTGCTTTGCTTGAGTAGTGTAATCTATCATGAAGCTCGTGGAGAGCCTCTGCAAGGTCAGGTCGCAGTCGCACAAGTTGTGCTAAACAGAGTAAAATCTAAACGCTTCCCCAACACTATTTGTGGGGTAGTTAAACAGAAGTACCAGTTCTCGTGGACGTCCAAGAAAGGAATGACTAATGCAAAGAAAGTCTTGGCTAGGAGAATTATTGATAGGGTTTATGCTAATCCTATTGGCAGCAGCCTTTATTTTTCCTCGAATGGTGTAAACTGGGGTAAGGAAATATATAAACAAATAGGAAGACATAAATTCTATGAGTAAACACAAAAACAAAGTACTCCTATTAGACATTGAGACTAAGCCTATTCTTGCTTATGTCTGGCGTCTATGGGACCAGAATATAAGCCTTAACCAAATCGTAGCGCCCGGAGGCACCATCTGTGTCGGGGCAAAGTGGCTTGGTGAGAAAGAGGTGTTCTTCTATTCCGACTGGGATGACGGACACCAAGCAATGGTCGAAGCGATGCACGACCTGATTAGTCAAGCTGATGCTGTGATCACGTATAATGGAGACAAGTTCGATCTCCCTAAACTGACAGGTGAATTTGTTAGGGCAGGGCTTAAACCACCTCCACCGCCTACAACGATCGATGTTTACAAGACTGTGCGACAACTAGGGTTCGACAGTGGTAAGCTTGATTTTGTTGGTCCGTTCCTTGAAGTAGGTCGTAAAATGAAGCATGAAGGCTTCTCTTTGTGGTCTAAAGTTATGGACGGAGATACTCGGGCACAGAAACGAATGGAGAAGTACTGCATACAGGACGTAAGACTTACTGAACGTGTGTACATGAAGCTTCGCCCATTCATCAAGAACCACCCCAATATGTCGTTCGACGAAGAACGGTCCGTCAAGTGTGGTGCTTGTGGTAGTAAACATACGCAGAAGAGAGGTTTCCGTCATACGAAACACTTTAGTATTCAGCGTATTCAATGTCAGGACTGCGGGTCGTGGGGCGAGGGAACTCGTCGTAAGATTAGCGGAGTAGCTAAGAAAGCAAAGTAAATGTTAACACAAGAAGAGCTAGCCGCAATTGCTGATCGTCTTGAAGGGTGGGAGCTTGTAGAATTTCTACAGGTCTCCATACAAGATATTCTTTCTTGTGCCCTTCAAGACGACTGGATTAATGAAGACAATGTTGAAGATGTAAAAGAGTTTGTAGGATTAAGGAGTTAAGAAATGGGAAAAGAAGCATATCCAGAACAGCTCACCTCTACTGGTGAGACTGACGAAGAAGTAGTACAAGAGGTTCTAGCCAAGTGGTCGGCCAGCGATACGCCAGATAGCGAAGACAAGATTGGCACTGGTGCTATTAAGGACGATGCCGGCAAGCCTTCTGTCTTTCAAGGCGTAATCAACTACTTCCCACGAGCCCTTTGGGGTGTTGCTGAAATCTCTACTTTCGGAGCCAATAAATACGCTTGGAAAGGGTGGGAAGGCGTAGAGGACGGGTACAATCGTTATCAAGACGCTAAATATCGTCATGCCTTGAAGCTCGCTATGGGCGAAGAGATTGACGATGACAGCCATCTGATGCATCTTAAGCACGAAGCTTGGGGCGCACTAGCGGTACTTGAGTTATATCTCCGTCAGAAGGAAGCTGAAAATGGAACAGACTAAAACCTCTATTCTGCTTAACAACGGAGATTTCTTCGACTTTAATGATCCGTTTAGGCACGAGTTTGATATTAAGACTATTGCACACGCTTTGTCTCATGTTTGTCGATACACGGGACACAGTGACAAGTTCTACAGCGTAGCTGAACACAGCGTACTTGTCTCACGTATCGTGCCGGAGAGTGCAGCCCTTGCAGGCTTACTGCATGACGCGAGCGAGGCTTTCTGTGGAGATGTTTCGTCTCCTTTGAAGGCTTTGCTACCTGAATACAAGAAGATTGAAGAGGCTGTACAGGAGGCCCTTTTTAATTATTTTAATCTTTCTTGGCCTATGCCTCGTTCAGTACATGTTGCAGACAAGCAGCTATATAAAGCAGAACGAGAGCAAATCGCAACAGGAGGGGTAGACAATCTTTGGCATACTCGTACCAAGATCGCTGACGTAGTGATTACCGGTATGCAACCAAAAGACGCGAAAGCGTTCTTCCTCTCTCGATTTAATGAACTGACAGCACTCCGACAGAAGAGTGCAGCATAAGGAATAAAATGACTGATAAAACTAACGATAACGAATTTGACCCGAAGCAGATTACAAGTGTTCTTACGGATGACCAGTGCCTCTCAGTGGTGCAAGACATCTTCCAAGATCGAGTGATGTGCGGGGCCTCCTTTCTACAGGATAAATCCTCTGGTTTGATTACACACTCTATTATTGTCCTCAAGTTAGATGGCGATGACGAAGAAGTTTGGTCAGACCCACAAGAACTGGCTGTCCCGCTAATGATGGTAGCCGCTAACGATAAGGATGAAAATGGTCCAACAATCAACTAATGATGCCGGAATGTCCCTCTATTCTCAGTTCATTCACAAGAGCCGATACGCTCGATGGATTGAGAAAGAGGGGCGCAGAGAGAACTGGGATGAAACTGTAGCGAGGTTGTGCGACTACTATTTCGCTGTATATGAAGGTAGTTGTAAATCAGAAGCGGAGGAAGACGCTGTTTATGGTCGTCTCTATGCCGCGATCTACAATCTAGAAGTGATGCCATCCATGCGAGCCCTTATGACCGCTGGACCTGCTCTAGATCGTTGCCACGTGCCGGCCTATAACTGCGCCTATCTGCCTGTAGACAGCCCTCGATCTTTTGACGAGGCTATGTACATTCTGATGTGTGGTACAGGCGTCGGCTATAGTGTGGAGAACAAGTATGTTGAGCAACTACCAAAAATTAGCGAAGAGTTTGCAGAGACCGATACTGTTATCAAAGTCGCCGATAGTAAGGAAGGTTGGGCTAAAGCTTTTCGAGAGCTCGTTTCATTACTCATTGCGGGTCAAATACCCAAGTGGGACATGTCTAACGTGCGAGGGGCTGGCGAAAGGCTTAAAACCTTCGGTGGTCGCGCTTCTGGCCCTGAGCCACTGGAAGACCTCTTCAAATTCTCTATACACACTTTCACTAACGCGGCTGGGCGACGACTTACTTCTCTGGAATGTCACGACCTCATGTGCAAAGTCGCAGATATCGTCGTTGTTGGAGGTGTTAGACGGTCTGCAATGATCTCTTTGTTCGACGTAGTAGACGATCGAATGATGGAGAGCAAGACAGGGGCATGGTGGGAGAACTTTGGTTATAGGCGTCTGTCTAATAACAGCGCAGTCTATGAGCATCGTCGTCCTGACATGAAACTGTTCATGAAGAAATGGAAGGCGTTATATGACAGTCAAAGCGGAGAGCCCGGCATATTCAGCCGATACGCCTGCCAACGAATTGCAGGACGTAATGGAAGACGTGATGCAGAGTATGATTTTGGCACAAACCCTTGTTCTGAGATCATCCTTAGACCTTACCAATTCTGCAACCTCACAGAAGTTGTTGTCAGAGCTACAGATACTCTTGAGGACCTTAAACGGAAAGTTGAGTCGGCTACAACCCTCGGCACGATCCAGTCTACCTTCACCGACTTCAAATACCTACGAAAGAAGTGGAGAGATAACTGCGAAGAAGAGAGACTGCTTGGGGTTAGCCTTACTGGGGTTTGCGATAATTTGGAGCTTCTCAAGCCTGATAACCTACATATTCTAAAGGAGATAGCAATTGAAACAAACAAGCTTTGGGCTGCTAAGTTGGGTATCCCTCAATCTGCTGCAATTACCTGTGTTAAACCGAGTGGTACAGTCTCACAACTGGTGGACTCCGCCTCTGGCCTCCACGCCCGACACTCCGAGTTCTACATCAGGACAATCAGAGCAGACAACAATGACCCGCTGACTGGTTTCCTTAAGGATGCAGGAGTGTATAACGAGCCAGACGTAATGGCTAAAGATAGCACTACTGTATTCTTCTTCGCTGTAAAAAGCCCTGATGGAAGCGTCACTAGGAACCAACAGACCTCTCTGGAAGCTCTTGAGCTCTGGAAGACGTTGCAGGACCATTGGTGTGAGCACAAACCTTCTGCGACAATAAGCGTCAAGGAAGAGGAATGGTTTGATGTTGGTGCTTGGGTCTACAAAAACTTTGATGATATCTCTGGTATCTCTTTTCTTCCTCATGCCGGCGGGTCTTATCAACAGGCTCCCTACACCGAGGTAACGAAAGAAAAGTACGAAGAGTTCTTGAAAGAGCATCCTATGCCTACTATTGATTGGGATGATCTTAGGCACTACGAACAAGAAGACAATACAACCGGCAGTCAGGAATTAGCCTGTGTCGGTAATCAATGTGAGGTGGTATAATATGGAAAACTACGAAAAAACTGAACTGATCCGGTTCTTTGTTGCTCAAGGTTACGATATTGCAAGTACAATTCTAGCCATCAAGATACTAGAGCGAGAGCTGTATGACCAGCCTAAACTCTGTCAGTGCGGTCCTGAAAAGACTACCGCCGCAGAATGGCCAGCAGAGAATACTCAACCTTTCACACGGTAATCTAGGCATAACATAAAAAAAAGACCCTCGTAGGAAATTAATCTTACGAGGGTCTTTTATTGTCTACTGTATTTGAATATTTTATTCTATAGTCTTACCTCTGTGGTATCTCTCTAGCTCAGTCACTCGCCTAGCGAGGTCAGCTACTCTTGTATCATCTTTGATAAAGTCGATAGAAGTCTGAACAGCGATTAAGTCCTTAGAGGTTTGGTTGGTCGTGAAAGTTACCCATGCAAGCATGGCAAACGTGATTGTAGAGAAGAGGCTGATTACTGCTTTCTCAAGGGCTGTCAGCGAAAGTACGCGACCTTTATCGTCCAATGTTTCTAACCTCATGATTTGGTGCCGATCTGCTTAGTGTCAACACCTTTAGTTTTATCCCAAGACCTTTGTGCGCCAATACCTAGCATAGCTAGCACAAGCGTCATTAGAGATGTAGAGTCTACTACAGGCATGGGTTCGGCATAGCCTAGTGTTTTGACTAAGATTTCTAGGAACGGAGCCAAGACAAAAGTGTAGCCAAGGCCCACCCCGCCGACCCAACCAATAAAAGGACGCCAACCTGCAACAAATACACTTGAGTGAGCAGCTTCAACCTTGTTAACCTCGATCTGGCCCATGAGCTCATCGTGGAACCTTTGGTCAGCTTGGTCTTTAAGTTGCTCAACCTTGTACAGGATTTCATTCTTTTTGTCCTTATCAACGATTACCTCGCCTGCTAGGTCTTTTACGGCGTTGATGATATCGCCGATTATTGGGATACCCATTATTCTAACTCCTTTGAAATGTCAATCCGCTCGGCTGACTTCCATACAGGAGTGTATGAAGGTTTCCGAACCTTAGTATAAACTGTAGCCATACCATCGTTGGACCACTCACCTTTAAAGAAAAGGTCCCTCTCAGCTTTACGGCGTGGAATGATTTCAGGAGGAGACCTCCAATTCATAATCTCCACGTAAGCCTTATCTGGATTACCCAGCATGAAGCTTTTCACCCATGAAGCCTTTTCAATTGCTCCTGTGTTGTAGTGAAAAGAGAGTGCAGCAGCCAGTTGCTCCTCAGTGAGGTCGCGCCCACTGAAAGCCTCTAGAACATCAGGCAGATATTTAGCCTCAAGCAGCCACTTATATATTTCAATAACTCGCTTGAGAGACTGGGGCCTGTCTTTGTAACGTAATACACCGTGGCCGGATTTATTAGTTACGCCGACACCCCATGTCCAGATACCTTTACTGTCCTTGTAAGCCTCAAGAACAATACCCTCATGGCAGACTAGTTCCAGTAGGATTTTGTTAGTGAGGACACTCGGCTTCTGTTGCTCTGCTTCTTGGTTAATCTCAGCGAGAATAGCTTTAAGCTGCTCGAAGAGTTCCGTCAAAGCCTGCAACATGCCGGGGCTTAGCTCTTTATTATTCTGGTTCTGGGAAGAGCTCATCTCTAACAGCCTCTCGTTCTTCTTTTTTAACTTCTTTAATTATGTTTTTCTTTTCCGTAGTAGACATCTTTTTCCACTCAGGTTGTTGCATTTCAAGTTTCAATTGATTGTAGATAGCTTTACCAGACGCTTCTTTATACTGATCGTATTGCTCGTCTGTCAACTTACGTTTGTTTACGGTACGAGAAGGAGTCCCGATAATCTCGCTCTGTTTACCAAGAGATTCAACTTCTTTATAAACAGGATCATCAGTTCCGCTAGGCTCTACAACGTTCCCAAAAAAGTCCTTGGGGGTTGGGTAAGTAGATACACCTACACCAAAGAAACCCGGAGCTGTTTTAGCAGCGCCCTTGAGCCCTTCTTCCTTAAAGGCTTCGACCATATCTCCAAGGAACATAGGAACAAAGCGTTCTGCTGCACCTTCTACAGGATCGAAAGGTTCACCTAGGAAATCTTTTCCTTCAAGAGCATCGTACAGGTAGGACACCACAGGGCTAAGCTTACTACGAGCAAACTCGCCTAGAGTCGACAGTCGAGTGTCTCCTCTGTACTCTTCTCCTAATTCCTTCTCTTCTCCTTTACCCGTCTTAGAAGTATTGGTAGCAAGAACAGCAGCTAGTTTAAGGTACTGTTGGAAACCCCCTAGAATATCATAACGGGTATCTCCAACCTTGATCTTAGCAAAGTTAGAACTGCGAGGGTCTGTTTCTACTTCTGCTCCCGAAGCCTTAGCAAGACTAAGGACTGTAGTAACTACACTACCAAAAGCTGCCAAATCCTTTAGAGCTTCTACTCGAAGAGGTTTTGGAAGATTATAATAATAGACTGGGTTGAGAAGTTGTACACGAGCAGAGATAAGACGAGGAGAGAAGAAGGCAGCGTTAAGCAACGGAGCGGCACCTTCATGGCCTCCTAGGCTTCCTCGACCTGTGGCGTTATTAACATATCCTGCAAGAGACTTCATAGCTTCATCATTTTCTATGTAGTCTGGGTCGATTTTAGACATCTTGCTTACAAGATCATCAAAAACATCTGCCCTTAACTTAGCAAGAAAGGCTGTGTATGCACGATTAGAAGCTCTAGCGCCCTTTCCGAACACAGGAATCTTCTCTGCCCAGTTGGACATGAAGTCTTCTTCTCGTTTAGCCAGAGGGCCGTCAAGACCTGTAACAGCCAGACCATACTCATCCATCAAAGCACGAGAAGGTCGACTATCAATGTCGTTCATTACAGTTTTATAAGCGTCCTCGCTGCCAAAAGCTTTGAACATTGTTTTAAAATTCTTCCAGAACTCCTTGCGGCGGATAGTAAATACACCTTGCCTAAGCGGAGCAGACAAATCCATAGTAGACATGACAGCACGAGGAAGGTTCAGAGCGTTAGCCGCAGCCTCTCTAAGTTTCCCTTTAGCGGGACGAAGCTTGCCGATGTTCTTGATAAGGTCTTCAGGAAAGATTTTTGAAAGAAGTTCAGCCTCGCTTTCAGTAGGCACACCAACTCCCTCAGGCCCTAACAGTTTTGTCAAAGCTTTCTGGGCATTAAGTACGTCGTAAGGACCAAGACCCTCTACATCGTGGATAGCCGCGTACAGGGTATTTAAGTCGTCTTGACTGAACTGATTACGAATACTCTGTGCTTCTATCTTAGGAAGCTCTCCCTTCAAAGCAGCAAGAGATTTAAAGAATCCACTCTCACCTTTATCAGCAGACTGAATACCTTTAAGCTTAGCTGCTCGTTCTTTACGAGCCTCTTTAGTAAGCTTGTCTTGTGCGTCACGGAGAGGTTTAGCTTCTGCAAGAGCGTTCTGTAGTTTCTCTACAGGGGTTGCTGGTTGTTCAATAATTGGAATTGTTTCGTCAACAATATCTTCTACATCGTCGATCTTATTTCCTATCTTACTAGCAATAGGAGTAGCAATCTTCTTTACAACTTTATCAATAGCAGGAGCAGCAATTGCACCCGTAGCCGCATCAATAGCAGCAGACCCAAGACTGTCTCCTAACCCGCTACCACGACCGAAACCGTAAGCGGCGCCAGAAGCAGCACCGGCTTTAGCCAAGTCAGCCACCTTCTTAGCGTTTGCAAAAGGCAAGGCAAAAGCAGTAGGAATAGAAGCAGCAACTTCAGCAGCAGTTCCGAGACCTCCTTTGTTCTCTCTTGCTTGTTCGAGTTTGAGGCGTTCTACGTTACGAGCCTGATCGTAAGCTTCTGAAGGGTCTTCTCCTTGGAGAGCAGCACCAGCACCCGCCAGCAAGCCCTCTGCTTCATCAGACATATTCCACATAAGACCTTGGGCAGTAAGAGCTGCATAGTCTCCTTGACTACCAGTCTCCTTTTTGTCTATAATCTCTTGTAGTTTGGCTCGATACTCTTCTTCAGCAGGCTTACTATCAAACGGTCCAAAAACAAGCTTACCTTCTCTAAGAAGTTCAGCTTGTTTCTCATGCCCCTCTTCAGGTTGAGGATTGGAAGGGGCTAGTCGATTAAACACTTCTGCTACATCAGCAGCCTCAATGTTCTTGTTACCTCTGTTAGCATTCAACCAAGCAACATACTCTTCTTCAGCGTCACTAGTAAAACCTTTTTCTTCCATCAACCATTTGTCACGGTCGAAGATTTGATTAGTATTTTTGTCTACGTTGAACTCAATCTCTGAACCCTTTGGCAGACCTCCTACCATAGTCACACCAGCAGGACTCTGAGAGACAGTCTCACCTTCTTCTGTTTCACTCTCTGATGGTTCAGCGGGTTCAGCGGCGTTAGCAGCAGGGAAAGGCGTCCAGCCGTCCTCTGCTTGAGCATAACTCGGATTACTTAGTCCTGCATCGGCGGCTCCTCCTAAGGCAGGGAAAGCTCCGTAGCCGGGAGCAGAGAAGTGTACGTGATCTTTGTGGTTCTTATCCCCATATATAATCTTAGCCTCAGGGTATTGCTTGCGCAACTGAGCGGCCCCTTGAGCTAGTGTAAGACCGCCGGGAAAAGACTTAATGTCAATAGAGTCACCTACAAGATGTTCTGAATTAGCAGCAGGCTTATACCCACGCTCTTTCATTTTTCTTTGGTACTCCTTATCCCTGTATCCAGATGTAAGCCCTATACCGGGGTACTTCTGTTGAAGCTCTCCGTACAGGTCACGATCTTGAAAAGGAGAAGGCCCTACTGGTTTTGCCTTTGGGGTAGGCACAGGTTTAGGAGCAGCTTTCGCTACTACAGGACTGTTATCAGGGACCCAAGTGTCTTCTTCGACTGCCACAGGTGCAGAAGCGGGAACTGGATCAGGGGTCCAAGTGTCTTTTACTTGTTGTACCATTAGTCAGCCACCGGCTTCCATCTTGTTCCTGTCCACTCTCTAGTGCTTTTCTTTCCAGAAGCATCTGTGCCAGTACGGCGTTCACCCTTCTTAGGAGGCGCGTTAGCAGCACGAGTGTTACGACCTACTTCAGCTTCTCGTTGGATTTCCCTTCCTACGGCCTTGTCAGCAATAGTAGCTTCTCTAGTAGTCGCAAGACTATCCGCAGTCTTCTCTTGAATACCAAGATACCGATCACGATACTTAGCAAGGTCTTCTGCTTTAGCCCTAGCAATCTCTAGTTCCATGCGCTTAGCAGCATCTACACCAAGATCAACTATACTCTGAACTGCTTCTGGATTGTACTCATCAGGAAGATTAACAGGTGGTTCCATACCACGACTAACGTAAAACTTCTTGTAAAGCTCCCTCATAGCAGGGTAGTTATCTTCGTTCATAGCAGCGCCAAGACGGCCACCTAGATCAAGGCCAGCTTCGTACTCTTCATTAGTAGCTTCTCGGTCTTCTCGATCTTCTTTTCTCTGAAGGAAGCTAAGTTTCTGCTGTTCGGCCTTTTGCTTCATCAGCGCTTCACGAGCTTCAGCAGCCTCTTTACCGAACCCTAGTTGTCGCATACGAGCAATCGCTCCTTCAGGGTCCTGATCGAACCCTTGCATAGCCACTCCGAGTTTCTCCTCTCGTTTCTGAGGAGCGTAGACAGGGTTACGACCTCCTTGTACTAGAAGAGCATCTCCGATAGAGCCAATAATATCTCTAATAGTTCCCTTCATTCCAAACATACCAGAAGGACGATTGTCAACAGGCTCTTCAACAGGAGCAGTGGGAGCCGCCGACATCTCCATTTGAGGGGCTACAGGAGCTCCCGCACCGGGAATTTGCCCCGGAGGAGTTAGTATAGTAGAGAGATCAGGAGCCGTGCCGCTCATCGTAGGAGGAGGCGCTGCATTAGGCTGTGCTTGAAAAGACGCAGAGGAAGGGCCCCCATAATCTGCACGATTATTAGAGATACCTTCAATCACAGGTTGATTCTGTGACATTTGCCCTTGACGAAGAAGTTCTTGTAAGTTAAGCATTTACAGGTGCCCCTTCACTCTGAACATAAAACTCTTTGATCTTGGTGTAGTCAACGGTTTGAATACCATCAATCTTAGAGCCAAGAGCTTCAGGGAAGATTTTCTCAACCTCGTCCACCATTGCGCCAACAGACTTCTTACCGCTGTCCTTGTACGTGAACTCGTAGATAGGAAGACCATTAGCAAGTTCGCCAAGTTTGATAATATCTTTCTTAAGTCTACGTTCTGAAGCAGCAGCAGCAGAAGCCATTTGACCAATTGCGGCAGCGAGACCTTCAGAAGAATTGCTCTTTCCGCTAAAAGTCGACTGGCTTTGGGCCGTGTTACCGGCTCCCGAGATAAGTTGACCAGCACCAAGACCACTCTGGTTAAGACCAAAGAGCTGTCCAAGATAGTTACTAAAGTAATTCTTTCCTAGCTCTTGCCCGTATTGAGTAAGCCTCTTAGCAGTAGCTCCTGAGTTCAGAAGACCAGCAGCAGCAGCATTACCAGTAATAGCCTTAGAACCAGTATCAAGATTGAATTTATATCCTGTGCTGTCTAGGAAACTCTGGAACCCTTCATCGGAACCCTGTTGACCATTAAGACCAAGTAGATTAGATATGGCGTTCGTAGACGACCGATAGGCATTGGCCCCCGTGCCGCCGTAGTTTTCCTGAATCCAAGGATACGCTTGGTTCTTAGACTCACTGGTAGCCTGAGACTGCTGACTGGATTTACTTTTACTTTTTAGAAAACCCATGATTTATGGTCTCCGATCTAAGGTGGTTAGTAAGAACAACTCACAATCCCCGTCTATTGTTTCTATAGCGCCTAAGGATTTAAAGCCCAATTGGCGAGTCAACCATCTTGCTCCTCTTTGTTGGAGAGGAACTTTACCAATCAAAACTTTTACATCAAAAGTAGTAAAGAAGTAGTTGATAATTTTATTTGCTAGAGTTATTGCCCTTTTCCCACGAGCGTCTTGGAAAAGATAATGACCTTCATAAACTCCGTCCCGAGTATTTTCAAACAGTGCGTAATTCTCGCCGTCTTGAATAACAATGTTATTAGACGACAACCAAACATTTAGATCAAAATCATCATTAATGAAAGGGTGTTTTTCTAATGCTTTAGAAAGGTTTTTAGAGTTTATTTCGGTTTGCATATTACTATTTTTAACTCTCATTTGTCATTAGACGACATATTCAATTGTGCTGGCGAGGATCGACGCATCTGTGAAATTAGCGTCCGTCAGAGTTGTATTGCCGGTCGGCCCCTGAAATAATTGAATTATGTCCAGAGCTCCCTGTTTTACTGGCATAACCGGCCCCGTAATCGTAGCCAGAGCATCGGCAAAGCAAGTGCCCGCCGCATAGGCTAGCGTTGATGCCGCCGTATATGGGCTGCCGGTGATTGTGGCGTTGCCTGTCGATGATCCTTTGGCAGTCAGCCTGATATAGATTTGCTCGGTGACTTTGTTCCCGCGCCGTTCGGTAATGCCTTGCTGTTGCAGATAAGTAAGGCCGGTATTCGCGCCGCCAAATTTAAGCTCCGGCGTAAACAGCATGGGGCCGTTGGCCATAGTGACGCTTGGAGTGGTTCCGTTAAGGATGTATGGCATTGGGCTTACAAAACCAACATTGTCCGTGACCGAAAGATTGGTGAACGCGCCGGAGAAAAAGCGGATATGCGCTGATGGGGTGGCGGTTGATTTGGCTTTGTTTCCAGTGAGAGAAAGCTGGTCGCAAGTGGCTGAGCCGTCAAGCTGCTGGACCGTTATTGGATGGCCCGCAAAACTACCGGAAAAGGTGTTTTTTGTAACAGTGACACTATCTCCGGGTTTATACAGAAAGACACCGCCATAAGAAGTGTCGATATTCCCCAAGTCCCTGATAATATTCCCAATGACAGTAGCATTGGCGACATTTTCCAGCCCTATAGCGCCGCGATTATTGCCGCCGTAAGTGTAGCCGGTCATCTTGTTGGCACCAATGATGATGTTGTTACTGATAACGACGCCCTGAACTGTTACGGCGGGGCTTTCCGCTGTGACCAAGATACCGTTATGAAGGGCGGCAGCACCAGCAAAAGTGTCTGTTGTGGTTAGAGTGACTTGGTTGTTAGAGATAACAATATCGTTGATAACTTCATCGCTGGTGGTCAAATCAATACCACAACGAACGTCCGATATTAGATTCCCGGAAATAACGATATTGCTGACCTGATGCGACATAATGCCATCCCAAGATGGGACGCCTACAATCATGTTTCCTTCGATACGGTTTCGCAATTGAGGGGAGCCAGCAGCGACATTGCCGGTTGCTGAAATGCCGTAAGCATTGGCCGCGCCCGCTTGGTCACAAGAATAAATATTGTTGCGCGCAATCGAGAAATTATAACTGGACGAAGCCAATATGCCGTAAACCAGAAAATTCCTGATCGTGCATTTTTCAATCCATAGGTTCTGAACGCGAGTTGCCGCAATTCCAGTGTATGTCTCGTAAACTTCCACACTCTCAATTCTAATGTTATTAGAGCCACCAAGGGTTGTGGACGTAATGTTGATAAGGCCGTCGCTGGCACTAGACGTGAACACAGTTGCAGAGCCGACGCCCTTTGCCCTAAACCCGCGAAGCGTCACGTTCGAGATATTTGAGCCGATGAATAATCTCTTGCCGTTTGTAATTTGCTCGATAAGGGGACGACCCTCCCCAACAATCTCGATATTGGAGGGTAAAGTTAATTCGTCGTTAACTTGGTAGGAGGTTGCTTTTGAAGGAACCACTAAAGTTCCACCTAAAGCTAGAGCAGTCAAAGCATTTTCAAATGCGGCTGTGTAATTAGCATGGATAGCTAGCCAATAATCCGTTACATGAACGGTTTTCCGAAGTTTATCTCGGACAGTTGTTGCTGTAGCTCCTGCCCCAGCGGCGATATGCCCAATTAGAGAAGACCCGTCAGTACCTTCGAGAACAGAGCCTCCGCCAATCATTACGGTGCCGGGAATATATGGGTCTACTGCGTCGCCAATCGCCCCACCAACACTATCTGTTTGTTGGATTTTATAAAGGATGGTATCATCCATATAGATATCAGGATACTTGCCCGCTAGATTAGCTACAACAGGGTTAGTCAAAGGGGTAGTAAGAGTTGCGTCTGAGTAAATAGGGGCGAGATCAGTCGTCTCTGTGTAGTAAAAATACAAACGGCCCCCTGCTATCGGAACCCCAATATTAGAGTAAGCAGGTACAAAAGCGTTGTAGTAAAGAGCTGCGGCCATTTAGTTTAATCCTTTATTGGTAAACGTAACCCGGAGGTTTCAAATCTGTTCCGTCAGTAGTGCCGGTTACTGGAATTGCAACAACTCCTACGGAATGTGTATCCCCGGTCTGTACAGGAGGCGCTGCTGGATCAACAGTGTAAAGGTAAGTGACAGCTCCACCAGCTCTTGAAGGGTCGACATAATAAAAACGAAGAACGCTTCCTGCTGCTTCCCCTGTTGCTATTGTATCTCCTGTGACACTTACAGTAGGGTTCAAAGATGGTTTGCCGTAAACTCTGTCATGCGTAACAATAGTCACATTACCTAAATCATCAGCAGATAAAAGAGGGGCAGTAAAATTAGCTGGATAGCTACCTGTTAAACTAGTTTCAGCTTTTAACTCATCGGCAGCGGTATTAGCCCCGTCAGCAGCGGCTTGAGCGGCGTCAACAGCGGCGTCAAGATTGGCTAGAGCAGCTTCTATTATTGGTATAGCTAAAATCTTATCAAAGAGTTCTTCAATTCCGTTCAGAGTTTCGTCCCAATATCTTTCAAAAAGCTGAGGGAGTTCTTGCCATTTAGAAGGAAGACGAGGAAACTTAGTAGCCATTATTAATTTCTCTCGTTTACTGTTGCATAATCTAAACGGAACCTAACAGGATCAGATATCCTAAACTCAAACACTCTTCCGGGATTTCTTATAAGACCTAGAGAGCGGAAAGTGACGGTTCTTGTAAAATTCCCTCTTTCCCCTAAAGACGCAGTAATATAATCGCTCCATGTAGCTCCTAAATCTTCAGACCATCTAAGCTCTAGAGAGGGGTTTAAGTCATAACTAGGGGACCACCCACTGTTTACAAAAGCTTCTACAACTCCGCATCGAATAGCGGGACCACTGTTAGGGAGAAAACCAGAGACCTCTCTAATGATTGGATCGGCACCATCTGAAACACCTTCTACAAGTTTCCAAATAGTTCCGTCTTCTCTATCACCTACATAAATATCAGAGCTAATTTGAACAACAAGTTCTGCTCTCCAATACTCTTTAAGGTAGCTCCCCCACTTCATCCAAAACCCTGTATTAATATCGTACACGAGAGAGAATAAAGGGGAGGTGAGTACGTAGAAATCATGTCGGCTGTGCCGAAAAGTCCAACCCACTAAATCATCAGTAGTCTTAAGAAGTTCTTCAACAGACTCGTTACTGATCTTCTTGGGGGCTCCTTGTGAGAAGACAACGGCTTTAGTATCTGTTACCCATAGAAGAGAAGGAATGCCGTCAATAGTCGTACTTACAGCAGTTGATCTGGCGAAGCAGCCTTCGTTATAAACTCGTCCTGAGACACGTTGAAAAGGTGCGTCAGCATCTCCGGTAGGTGTCCAGACTTCAGGGCCGCTTTTACCGAGGAACCAAACTTCATCTGAGATAACCTTAACTGATTGAATAGGGTCGGGAATACGTTCTGCTGATGCAAAGTTCAACGCATCAATAGTAATCTCGCCGGGGTCCATCCAGAAGAACTTCTGCTGGTCTTTGACAGTCAGAAGAAAATAACTATTTATCGTAGCTACACTCTCAATTAAGTCGTCGTCAGGAGTCGTTATTGTGCTAAGAACACCCCCATCAATAAGGTAAACAATACCGTCCCTTACGAAGACAACAAGAGTAGGAGTTCCTGCAAATTCACAATTACCAGAACCCGGAACATCTCCTAGTTTAGTAGCGACGTAGGTAGTATCATTCACTCGGTATAGTTCTGTACCTGAAACAACAAGCCAGTCGCCATTTAGAGTAGTGTACTGCCTCCAAAATCCTTTGATGGGTCCTGTACCAACTGTTTTAAAGAACTCAAGGGCAGGACGACTAACGCGAGAAACTTCATCAGGAGACGAAGGGTTTCCTGTTACGTACATGTTATTCATTTTAAGCCGAGGGATGTCTTGACTTGAAGACTCCCAATCACCCAGTCCGAGGGGGATGCTTACCATACGTAACCCCTGTTAAATTCACTAGTCGAGTCTACCCAGTAGTCAGAGTAGTTGTTAATATACCGACCATTGCTTGAGAGACGGGTAAGACCAATTTCTGATCGTATCGTCTTCCGTTGAGAGTAGCGAGCTTTGAACTCTTTCAAGCTCTTGGCGTAGGCCATTCCGCTTTGGGAGTTCAAAGGAATTGTGTTGCGAGGGTTAATTCGCATCGCCAGAAAGACGATGAATACATCATCAAATTCTTCTGGGAAAGGAAGTTCATCAAGTAGAACTAGATCAGAAACTCTTTTCCAATCTCCTAGGTCTGCTCTGTAGAACCATTCAGCAGATAATCCAACGGTATCAAGAGTCAGAGACGTTGCACCTTCAATAGTTCTGCCGTTGCCTTGGAGAGTGATGTTATAAGTATCTATGTTGTTTGCTGTATCAATAACCGCCATTCTTGCTCCGTCCTCTGGGAGAGGGTGCAGAGGGATAGAGACAGCGCTAGAGAGGTTAGCAACTAGGCGAGTATTATCAGGGATAAACCAATCGCCGCCCGGAGGGGAGGAATAGATAGGGAACCCTGAAGGAGTAATTACATTTGTACGGCCAATAGGGTACGACGTAAGAGGGTCGCCCATACTGTTACCAAGCAAAGAGCGAATGAATCGTTGTAGAATACGCAAAGCCTCTTCTTGCTCGTTGGCAGAAGGGGTTTCACCTATAGAAATAAGGTTGCTTTCGCGGAAAGCGTCTTTAATAATTTGAGCAACTAATGTCATAATTCGCTTTCTTACACAAAAGAAAAATAGAGGAGGGACCCTAAAGCCCCTCCCCCTTTAGTGTTTAGGGACCGCCGTTAAGACGAACGATCCTGCGACGCTCACGGACGTTAGCCGTAAGAGCAACATCGAATCGAACGCTATGTGCGCCAGTACCGAAGTTGGAGTCCTGCCACATACGGACAGTCAGAGGAACCTTAGTAAGGGCCTTAGACATTGCCGTACCAGATGCGGGCATAATTAGCGGAGCGGTGTTAACCACAATCGCCTGCTTCTGCAAGATCGCACGAGGTTTGTAGGCAGTAGACGCAGTACCAAGGAAGGTAATTGCAGCCGTAGCACCCGGAGCCGCGTCAACAGTAGCGTGAGCCGTGTTAACCGCAACATCACCACCCGAACCAGAGCCCGGAACGATGAGAGCAGGGAAGATACGGAGAGCTGCAACTGCTCCCGTAGTAGCAGTAGCATCTTCAATTACCGTAAACTGTTGCAGACGACCAAGAGAAGCGCCGAGGCGATTATCATAGGCGTTTACACCAGCGATGGTAAAGACTTCGCCCGCCTTAATAGTCTGAGAACCAGTCAAACCATTAATGGAGATAGTCTGCGACATATAACGACCGGGAGCAGACGAAACTGCTACGTCCTTATAATCCACATTCTGAGTACCGCCGTTCATAGCAGCAGCACCAGAAGCAGCCCGAGTACCAACCGTCAGCGTCGGAAGCTGTTGGGTGAACAGCGTCGGAATGCCGTTAACCTCACCTTCAAAACCCTTGCGGAAGTTGGAAGTCGAGAGACTATCAGTTGCAGGATACGCTACAATCGTTTCCGAGAGTGCCTGACGATCAGCATAGGTCAGTACGGCCCGCAGATCGGCGTCATCAACACCTTCTTCTTTCAATCGAGTATAGGCGGTAGCAATATCGCCGAGGTCGGAGACATCATTACCAATCGTACCGACCCAGTTATTAGAGGCATTGACCGCGACTTCCATCACGTAAGCGTCAATCTTCTCTGCAAGGTTGGTAGCAGCGTTTGCGATTGCGGTAGACTCACGAGCATCACCGATGTCCCGAATCTTGACGAAATCGCCCCAGCCCATCGAAGAGCCAAAGGTCTTGTTAACCTTGAACTGTTCGGAACCGAAGACACTGTCCTGAACACCCGAGCTCAGATCGGCAACACCGTCAGTAGTCTCGGTGATGTCGTAGCGAGGGCCGATCTGTTCAACGACGGTTAGGCCGTTGCGATCATTCATTTCAGTGTCGTATTGTTTCCAGCTAACAACGTCTTTGGAGACGAGGCTATTCTGAAAGGTTGCCGCGAAGGCATTCATGACCAGTTTTGCTTGGTCGACTGTTACATTAGCCATTTTATCTAACTCTTTCTTTATATTAAGTTATGAAGTTGTTGTAATTAAATGACCTATCGCGGGTAAACAAACGTTATTTCTTTTTAAAGAACTTCTGTTCAAACGCTTCTAAGTCATCGGTGTCATCAGAGATGCCGTAGTTGCCATTCGCTCCACGAGAGCGTTTAACAGGTGGGGCACCAGCCTTTGTCACCTTTCTTGCAGGAGTTTCGGAAGGTTTGTTCTTGTTAGCCAACGTGGCTTCAAGTCTTCCTAGAGCGAGTGTAGCTTTAGTGGCTCCGGAACCTACAATTTCCTTTGCCTCGTCTACGTTTTGAGAGAGGTAGTACAGAATTTCTGTACCGTGTTCAGACTGCATAATAGTATTAGCTAGATACTGACTCAAAGCTGGGTCAGCGTCTTTAAAAGTATCCTCAAGGTTTGTTACACTTTCCTCGAAGTCAGGATACCTCGTTACAGCTTCTTCTACTCGACCTGTCCATTCCGTCCTGAGGGCTAACTCAGCTTGTTCAAGTTCGGTCTTGGCTTGTTCCCGTTCTCTTTCGAGACGATCTTGAGTCTTCAGTTCTTCGTACTGGAACTTAGTAAGGTCCTTAACAAACTTAGGGTCAAATTCACCCAAAGGATATTTTTCAGAACCGTCTTCATTCAAGTCCGAAGGTGTAGGCTCGTTAGAACTTTGCCCTTCGTCTAATTTAACACCTTCAGTTTTATCCTCTGGTGCCTTCTCTCTCTCTGAAATACGCTTTTCAAGTTCAGCAAGACGCCCTTTAAGCATATCTGCTTCGCGTTCTGCCTCCCTACGAGCGGCTGTTATTTCATTGATTCGTTCTTGAACAGTTTGTTTCTTTGGTTTCGGAGCTTCTTCCTTCTCATCATCCTCATCGTCATCAGATTGATCGTCATCATCGTCGGATTCGGCTTCAGAGTCGTCTTCATTCTCGTCATCCTCAGCGTCTAATTCCTGTTCGTTTGCGAGGGAATCATCCTCGGATTCGTCGTCAACACTTTCTTCCTCAGTCTTCTCAGTTTCTTCCGTAACGATTTTCGCTACAGCGCGACCACTGAGTAGGTCGTCAAATTGTTCGAGGTCGTCAGTATTAACATCAACTTCTTTAATAGTTTCATTAGACATTTAATAGCGCCTTTCACAGCGACCAGTTTTAGGGCGAGTTGTTCGACAGAAGACCAGTTAAAACTTCTATCGCTCGAATATCTTAACCTTCAGGGTTTGAAGGTTGCGATTCTTGTGGAGAGGTAATATCAGGAGAGTTAAGAGCGTCCATAATAGCTTTCGCTACAATCTGCTCTAGTTTACCTTCTTGATCTGCGGCGAGACCTAAGCGTTTTGTTTCCGCTTCGTAAGCCTTAATCCGCGTTTCCTCGTGTTCAATTTCTTTGCCTTCAGAGAGTTTCTTGTTCTCTTCCTGAAGCATCATGATAGCTTGTTCCATCTCCTGCATCTGTTGTTGAACTTCCGGTGGTATCGGGTTCTTGTCAGCATCCTCTAGCAGTTGAGGTGGAATAGCCTTCTTAAGACGTTCAGCAAGCTCCTGAGCTCCGGGCCAATCCTGTGCTTTCGCTACAAGGTCGCCAGCAATCTCCATCATCTGTGGCCAAGCCTGCACAGACTCAATCATAGCAGCGGCAGCTTCAACTCTACGAGTGGTGTAACTAGAACCAGTGGTCATCGCTACATCATACTTCCCAACCGAAAGGTCAGGAGTAGAAGGGTCCATTGGATCATTAATCTTAACAAGCTTTGCCTCTTGGTCTTCTCCGATAACACGGACAATTCGAGTGCCGTCGTACACCTGAGAGATAAGCTGATTGATTACGTCCCCTGTTTCAAGGATCGAAGCGTTACCGTTATCGTGATACGTAAGAGAAGCGATGTCCCCTTCACGTTGACGAGCTTGGATAGCACGGCCTGAAGTCTCGTTAGATGTAACGCCAAGGGAAGCGTCATGGATACCCGTGACATCTTTCATGTCTTGAGCATTAGTAGCTGCTTCGTTCAGCAAGGCCGACTCAATAGCCGGAGGTTGTACTTGCTTTGGCTCTTCTGTATCATCATTGTAGATGAGGAGAGGATCACGATTAAGATGTGCTTTACGGAAGTCGTCTTCACGACCTTCGACTGAACTTTCTTGAGCAATCCACTTAGCCTTCGGAGCGTAACCTAGCTGCTCAGCAGCAATAGACCGCCAGAAGTTACGGAGACGCACAGGGTCTTTCATAAACCGAACAAGACCGTAACGAGTACGCTTTCCGTTAATATTGACTACACGACCCGTACAACGGATGATAGGGACCCGATTAAGTTTGTACTCGTAAGGTCCCTCTAGGATTTTAAATCCAGTGACAAGGTGCATCTGAGCGTAGCGGCAAGGAGCAACTCGTGTCTTTACAGGTAGGCCGTGCTTGTCGACCATTTCTTCAAGGTCAGTGTCTTCTTGTATGAAATGTATTGAGCCATCTTCAAACATAGTAAGAAGACGTTTGCGCTCGATCATGCGCCAGTATTCAGTCACTCGAACGGAGTCTTCATCGCACCAACCGTTAGACATCATCTCTGCCCTCATGGAGGAGGATAGTTCAGAGGGGTCTGCGTCTTTCCAATTCTTCTTAAACTCTTTGCGAGGAAGTCTGTCATCAAGGAATACGTGGGTAGCGTCCCGTCCAGTGGGGTCGATACTGAGATGGTCCCATACCGCCGACAGAGCATCATCTACAGGGCGAATGTGTATGTCTTGATCGAATACATCTTCATTAGCGTACTCTACTGATACACGCCAAGCACCATCCCCACACTGGATCATACTTTCAAAACCACTGTCGTACACACGCGAGGCGCGGCTCTGTGCTTCAATAGCTCTAATGAGGTCTCCCCTTACAGAGGCAATCTCTACATCGCCGTCTTCAGAAGGAAGAACCTTGATGGCGTTGCGAGCTTCCCGCCAGTCACCGACAATCTGTGCAGTGAACTGTGGAACAGAGTTAATGGTTAGTGTTGGAAGGCCTTTACGATACTCAAGAACTACAGGGTCCCATTGGTCTCCGGCAGCAAACATTTTATCTTGAACAGCGGCGTCACGATTCTCTTTGTCGTAGTTTATGTCGGCTTCATACTTCTCGCGCATATCCGCAAGGAACTCGTCCTGAGAGTCGAAACCTTCGGGCACGTATTCTTCAGACACATTTTCCCTATTGAGAGAAGAGCTTTTTAGGTTGTCAACCGTTTTGAAATCTTCGGTTTCTTTAGAACCCGTGTCATTAGTTTCCATGAATTACGCCATCCAACCTGTATCTATGTTCTCTAGTTGAGACATCTTTCGATTAAAGTCTTCAACCTTCTGAGTGTTATCTTCTTTTTTACGGCGAGAGGTCATCTTATTAAATAACTCTGTTAAACCCCACACGAGAGCGTCCATTCTATCTGGTGATCCGTTGATCTTACGGTCTAGATCAGGAGAGAAGGTACACATTTGATCTTCTAGGTCGTTGAATTGCCCTACGTGGTGGACCCGTCCTTGTTCGTACAGAGCAGAGATTGGTTCAGCACGAACGTATTTACCTCTAGACGCGTGAACAAGTTTAACAGGAACGTTACGGTCAACAGCTTTAATAACTGACTCAACCATTTCCCCGCCGTTATTCTTCTCCGCTATGATGAGGTCAGCATCGAGTTCTCTATATAAAGCAACTGCTGCTCTAGCCCATTCTTCAGGAGTACCGTTCAACGACTTGTCTGAGAGGATGTACCCTCGTTGGTAACCATCCTTGTCAAGCCCAGTAGCACATCCTACAATACCTGTCTCGTCAGCGTTCTCTCCGCTAGAGGCGGCAGGGTCAACTGCAACAACTACTCGATTAAGAGACTCAGGAGCAGAACTTACTCGATGTTCATCAATGGACTTACGTGTCCAGAGAGCTCCGGGAATATCGTTGAGGATTTCCCCTTCTAGCTCCTGACGACCAAGACGGGTTCCTCCGTACTTGTTTTCAATTTGCCGCATGAACGGAACAGCGAGGTTGTCCTTGTTATCGTAAGTACGCCCTCTAGTCGTCTGAGTCGTCTCCTCAGCCAAGATAGACCGGATGACGGGGATAGGTCTAGGGGTGGTCGTAACAATCGCCTTAGGATTATCTCCTAGGCGAAGACCAAACTGAAGTTGATCCCATGTTGCTTGAGCATAAGCCCACTTAGCAAGTTCGTCACACCAAGCAGCGTCATGCTGTGGTCCACGAAGCTGATCTGGCTCTGTAGCGTTATAAAGATGGGCAACGGCTCCGTTAGGCCAAGTAATCTTTCGTAGAGAGGGTTGATAAACGGGTCGGAAGTCTTTTGGATGAATTCCGAGGATTCCGCTGTCCCCTTGAACCATAACGTCTCGTGCGTCGGCAGCAGTCTCAGCTACTAGGGCAATTCGAGAGTATCTCCCTTTTGCGAGGGGGGTGTCTCCACAGACCCAATCTCTAATAGTCTCAGCCCCGCAGCGAGTCTTCCCCCAACCACGACCAGCAAGAATAAGCCAAGTAGACCAGTCGTCTCCTTCAGGATATAATTGATCAGGCCTAGCCCAGAACCTCCAATAGTATTTAAGGGAGGCTTTGAGTTCGGGAGACATCTCCTCCAACGCTTTTACTCTTTCCTCTTCAGGGAGAGAGGCCAGCAATTGTGCCGGAGATATTTGCTCATTCATATATTATTTCTTCTTTTTTGCTTTTTCAATAAGCTTCCCAGTTTTTGGGTCTTTAATAAGTTCTTTGAAATGTTTTATTACATACTTCCACGGTGAGTTAGACTCTGACATTTTTATGTCTTTCCTTTCGCTCGGTTAGCGAGACCAACAATTGCGCTGGTGAAAGCTGTTGCGTCTTCTTGTACTTTCTCGTACTGGATAGCGTCCCCATCAGGGCCACTGATCTCAGTGCGTTCTACAAACATACCGAGGTGCTTAGCAAGGAGCTCTGCTGCCCGAAGGACTGCCTGATACTGTTTATCGGTTTCTGCGGACTCAAGAGCCTTGACGATCTTGTCGAGGACATAATCCTTCGTCACGTCAGACTGTTTCATACGCTCTGCACGAAGAGAGTCGATCGCTAACCTAATAGCGGGGTTCTCAAGGAGCTGGAACGCCATACGGTTAGGATGCTTAGTCTGATAACCCGCTTTAAGGATCGCCTGAGTGCCATTAGGGTCCAAGACGTACTCTTCAACAAAACGAAGCTGTTTGCCTGTGAGGGAGTCGATTACAGCCTGAATATCACCACTCTCGATAGCAGCCTTTGCTTTGGCGCTGATTGTGGCTCTCTTCTTCTTCTGCATCGACACAGCTTTGTTCGTGTGTAGCGTATCACTCAGTTTAGGAGTGAGGATATCATTCAGAAGGCTGCCGTCATCTTTACTCACTGGTTCCATTATTCTGTAGCATCCTCTATTCGCCGAGCCCTAAAGACAGGAACTCCTTTACGTCCGTTATCAGCGTCTCCGATGTCGAACTCAAATTCATGGACCAGTCCGCAGTCGCAACACTCCATCATATATGAGGGCTGTGTAGGGGCGACCCATTCGGTCCATCCGTCATCATCCTGTGCGTACATGATTTCGTACCCAGTCTTCTTACTTACGTCCGGCACGTTTGTTCCTTGGGAAAGAGCGGTTCTTCGCTTTGGACTGCATCTTGAGGTTTGACCTCTTGTTGTTGCTTGGTCTGTTATCCTTGTGGGCTACATCTTTGCCGTCACCCTTACGGGCTTTGCCGGCTTTGATCATCTTGGCACGAGCTGCATTCCGACGTGCCCGGTTCTTTTTTTGTACGGGCTTTTTATTGTACTTCTTTTGAGCCCTCTGTCTCGCAGGAGTAGCCATGTGTTATCGGCCCATACCGTCTGCAAGAGCCACCAAGAGGGCAAAACCTATTATGGTTGCAAGGACAATTGCCCCAATTGCGACATATCCTAAAATTTCCATAAAATCCACCCCACTAGAAAGTTACATATACAAAGTTAATCATTTTTCTAATTACTTTTTTATATAACTTTTTTTAATCACATTACCTTATAAGAGTATTATAACATTTTCAAGGCCACTTGTCAAGGAAAAAATGAAAAATCAACAAAGAAAAATGAAAAAGTGGGAGATAAGAGCATTAAAAAGGAATAAACAAAGGATAAGGACCTCTTACCATGACTGGGGCGAGCTGTGCGAGCCCTCTCTTCTTGTCAAGAGAATGGTTAGAAGAATGATAAACCTTGGGTAGGTTACTTTATAGACTCAAAAAGGTAAAATCCTAATTTTTTTTTCTAGGACGTTAGGTGGGTTATCTCCCTGACAGAGTCTCACGCCATTTCACGGTATACCCCCCTTCCCCGCCCCCTGTGTTACTGTGCTAAAACAGTGAGCCACCCCCCCCCCTGCTAATGACTTGCAATAGCGATAACATTGACTACAACTGTAGTCGCTAGACCACTTCTAGTCCTGTGTTGGTGTCTTTTACAACGTAACTTATTGATATCGTTAGGTATAGTAACC